TATTGAAAATGTAAGTAGAGGAGTTTACGATGGTAGCATCATGGAAAAATATTCTCGTGATGAGATCGATGAATTAGATGCTTATATCAAACACGATAGAGATAATACATTTACCTATGCAGGTATGGAACAATTCAGAGGTAAGTATTTAGTACAAGATCGAAGAACGAAAGAACATTACGAAACACCTCAAATGTTATACATGATGGTAGCAGCAACGCTATTCATTAATTATCCAAAAGAAACACGTATGAAGTACGTTAAGGAATACTACGATGCAATTTCTCAATTCTATATTTCGTTACCTACGCCGATTATGGCAGGGGTTCGTACCCCAACCCGTCAATTTTCTTCTTGTGTACTTATTGAAGCTGGAGATAGTCTTGATAGTATCAATGCTACTGCTACTTCTATTGTCAAATACATAAGTAAGAAAGCAGGTATTGGTATTGGAGCAGGTTCTATCAGAGCCGAAGGAGCAAAAGTTGGTGATGGTTCTGTAGTACATACAGGATTAATTCCATTTTTAAAATATTTTCAATCTGCGGTAAAATCATGTTCACAAGGTGGAGTAAGAGGAGGTGCAGCAACTGTTTATCTTCCTTTATGGCATTATGAATTTGAAGATTTAATCGTACTTAAAAATAATAAAGGTACAGAAGAAAATCGTGTAAGACACATGGATTATGCATTTCAATTAAATAAGTTGATGTATGAAAGATTAATCACTGGTGGTAATATTACTTTCTTTGATCCTAATGATGTTCCAGGATTATATGAATCATTCTTTGCAGATCAAGATAAGTTTAAAGAATTATATGAAAAATATGAAAGAGCATATAGTATAAGAAAGAAAACTTTACCAGCTCTTGAAGTATTTTCTACATTATTACAAGAAAGAAAAGATACAGGAAGAATTTATATTATGAATGTAGATCATGCAAATGATCATGGTTCATTTATACCTGAACTTGCACCAATTAGAATGAGTAATTTATGTTGTGAAATTGATTTACCAACTGAACCATTACAATCATACGATGATCATACAGGAGAAATTAGTTTATGTACATTATCAGCAATAAATTGGGGTCTAATCAATGAAACATCTGAATTTGAAAAATATTGCGATCTTGCTGTACGTGCTCTTGATGAGTTACTTGATTACCAAGATTATCCAATTGCCGCAGCTGAAGCAGGTACTAAAAACAGAAGACCTCTTGGAATTGGTATCATCAACCTTGCGTATTTCTTGGCCAAACGTGGTTTAAAATATGATGAATCAGCATTTGAAATTGTAGATGAATATGCTGAAGCTTGGTCATATTATCTAATTAAAGCATCTGCACAATTAGCTAAAGAAAAAGGTGAAATTCCTTTGAAAAAACACACAAAATATGCTCGTGGAGAGTTTCCTAATGATACATATAAGAGTGCAATAGATAATTTGATAGAGCATAAAGTAAGATTACCGTGGGAAGACCTACGTAAACAAGTCCTAGAAACGGGAACAAGAAACTCGACTCTAATGGCATTAATGCCTGCTGAAACAAGTGCACAAATTAGTAATAGTACGAATGGTATTGAACCACCAAGAGCATTGGTATCGTACAAACAAAGTAAAGATGGAGTCATGGCTCAGGTTGTTCCAGGGTATCACCATCTCAAAAATAAATATGACTTACTCTGGGAGCAAGAATCACCAGATGGTTATTTAAAAATTTGTGCGATATTACAAAAATACATTGATCAAGGAATTAGTGTAAATACATCTTATAATCCAGAACATTACGAAGATAATAAGATTCCAATGTCATCTATGATTACTGATCTTGTGACAGCATACAAATACGGTCTAAAGCAGCTATACTATTTTAATACATATGATGGTGCTGGTGAAATGACCGACAATGAAACTCATCATTCCTATGATGGCGAAAGCTTACCAATCGATGAAGAAGATTGCGATAGCTGTAAAATATAATTAAACTAAAGAGGAATTAAATGTCAGTACTTAAAAAGAGTAAAAAATCACACCTGCATAAAAATATGTTTTTAGATGAATCAGTTGATATCCAACGATTTGATGTTGTAAAATACCCACAGATAGAAAAAATAACAGAAAAACAATTAGGATTTTTTTGGAGACCTGAAGAAGTAGATATTTCAAAAGACAAAAAAGATTTTGATGGACTAACAGAACATGAAAAACACATCTTTACATCAAACCTCAAAAGACAAATCTTATTGGACTCGGTTCAAGGACGTGCTCCTAATATTGCTTTTTTACCTATCGCCTCATTACCGGAAGTCGAAAACTGGATCGAGACATGGAGCTTTTTTGAGACTATACACAGCAGAAGCTATACTCATATTATTAGAAATGTTTATCCTGATCCTTCTGCTGTATTTGATGGTATGTTAAATGTTAAAGAAATTTTAGAATGTGGTAACGATATTGCTACATACTATGATGAACTAATTAAAGATAATAATTCTGCTACAAATAGAATGGATCATAAAAGATCATTATACATGTGTATGATGAGTGCTAATGCCTTAGAAGGTATTAGATTTTATGTTTCATTTGCTTGTTCATGGGCATTTGCCGAACTTAAAAAAATGGAAGGTAATGCAAAGATTATTAAATTTATTGCCCGTGATGAAAATACACATTTAGCTGCAACAACTACAATGATCAAAAAAATGTTAGAAGAAGATAAAGACTTTGTAAAAATCGCAAAAGAAAAAGAAAAGGAAGTTGTAAGATTATTTACAAATGTTATTGAACAAGAAAAAGAATGGGCTAAATATTTATTTAGAAATGGTTCAATGATTGGTTTAAATGAAACAATTTTAAATCAATATATTGAATGGATTGGTTGTAAAAGAATGAGAGCATTAGGTTTGCCTTGTCCTTATACAGTATCAAAGATGAACCCATTACCCTGGACTGAAAAATGGATTGGAGGTGGAAATGTACAAGTTGCACCTCAAGAAACAGAAATTAGTTCATATGTTGTAGGTGGTGTAAAGCAAGATATGGATGAAAATAAACTTGCGGGATTAAGTTTATAATGCCACAACAATTAGAATTTTTATTTATTAAACCCAGAGATTGTACACCAAAAGAACAAAAAGAATGGATTAATGGTGAGCTTAAATATTGGGCTGATATCCAAGGTAAATTAATTATTGGCATATCTATTCTACAAGTAAGCTTAGTAGGATTTATGTTAGGAACAATGTATATTATAGGAGAAATATTGAAATGATAGAAATTTATGGAAAACCACAATGTCCATATTGTGATATGGCAAAACAATTATGTGAACAAAAAGGAGTTGAATATGAATACAAATCCTTTGGTACAGATTTTACAAGAGAGGAAATGATGGAGAAATTTCCTACAGCAAGAACTTTTCCACAGATTATTTTTATGGGAGAAAAAATCGGTGGATATAACGAACTAAAGGCGCAATTCGATTAAGGAATAAAAAAATGAATCCAACTCATTGGTATACACATAGTTGTGAGTTTTGTTTTACTGAAACAAAAATGTATTTTGAAGATGAGAGACCAGAAACTATTTATTGTCCGCATTGCGGAACTGCAGTTGAACCTGCAGATGAGCTAAATTTTGATGAATAAATAGGTATATGACATGGCATTACGAAGGCAAAAAATACGAACTACCAAAAGAATTCAATCACAACGACGTATATGGTTTCGTTTATCTGATAACGAACAGAGCGACAGGAAAGAAATACATAGGGAAAAAATTCTTTTGGAGCAAGAAAACATTACCAATTACGAAGACAAGAAAGCGTCGTAAACGTTTACTAGTTGAGAGTGATTGGAAAACCTATTATGGTTCGAATAAACATTTAAACGAAGATGTTCAAAAACAAGGTGAAGAAATGTTTCATAGAGAAATACTTCATCTTTGTAAGACAAAGGGTGAATGCGCATATTTAGAAGCTAAAGAGCAATTTGATCGAGGAGTTTTACTAACTGATGACTATTATAATGGTATAATACAAATCAGGCTTGGTGGAAACGCAGTAAAAAATATAAAGTAAGGAAATATTATGTTAGAAACTATATGTGAAGTGATGAAACATTCATATGATAAAGGAATGATTAGTACAAGAGATGGTAATGTATCTCTTAGACATGCAGATAGAGATCATTTTTATGTAACTCCATCTGGTGTTAGAAAGCCAGTTATTCAATATGATATGTTTAAAAAATTAAAAGTCGATAATTGTGATGATATGTATTTCACAGATATCGCATCAGGTTTAAAACCAACAGGAGAATTACCTCTGCACTGGGGATTACAAAAAAATATACCAACAGAAACACGTGTGGTGTTACATACTCATCCAACATATATTGTTTCAGCTATGCACGCTGGAATTCAACTAAACGAACTAGTAACTAATTTTCCAGAACTAGGACGTTATTCTAAAGTAGCAACAAATGTACCTGATGTTCCACCAATTTCTCAAGAATTAGCTGATCATTGTTTTGATAATCTTGGATTACAAAGTGATGGATCGTGTTATTTTGATATTGTTGGTATTAAAGGTCATGGTGTAGTAGCTATTGATGAAACGCCATGGAGAGCATTTGAACATATTGAAAGGTTGGAACATATTTGTAAGATTGTTTTAAGTTCAGGAAATTATTAAAAATAACTATGTACTTATTTTTAAAAGTATGGTATAATAGACACTATGTCGAAGGATAATATAATAAAGTTTCCTATAAAAGAAAGAATGCAACAAATTGCCGATGAACAATATGAAGAAGATATGGCAATGGAATATTTTGCAGATGATTGCGTAGATACAGCACAATTAATTCTTACAGTTATAGAGGAATTAGTTAATGATGCAGATGGATCACCATTCGAAGGTATGAATTTTAGAAATAAAGATGTACAAGAATCAAAAGATGTTTTTGTGATAGTAAATCTATTATCTTCTATGTTCATGAGATATGGTGGAATGAAGCATTTTTTACACGAATATATGGATGTTATCTACGAAAAACTATTAGAACAACAAGGACATCATGATACTACTTGATTACTCACAAATTGCACTATCAAATATTATTGTGCAAAAACTAAACGATGAAAATATGATTAGACATATGATACTGAATAGTATTCGTATGTATAATAAAAAATATAGAGATGAATATGGCCAAATGGTCATATGTGCCGATGGTATGAATACATGGCGTAAAGATTATTTTCCTTTTTACAAAGCTCATAGAAAAAAGAATAGAACAGAATCTGATCAAGATTGGAATGAAATCTTTAGAATTCTAAATCTTGTAAGAGATGAAATTAAAGAAAATTTACCGTATAAAGTTTTACATTTAGAAGGTTTAGAAGCTGATGATATTATCGGTTCACTTGTATTAAAAACTCAAGAATTTGGCCAAAGCGAACCTATTATGATTATCTCTTCAGATAAAGATTTTATTCAATTACAAAAATATAGTAATGTAAAACAATATTCACCAATTCAAAAGAAAATGGTATCAGATCCAAATCCAAGATCATACATGTTCGAACATATTATGAGAGGAGATAAAGGTGATGGTATACCTAATGTCCTTTCTCCTGATAATGCTATTATGGATGATATAAGACAATCACCAATGACAAAAAAGAAAATCGATTATTGGGCAGAAAATGCAGATAATCTTCGTGATGTTATGACAAGTGAAGAATATAGAAATTACCAGAGAAACAAAACTCTTATTGATCTCGCTGAGATTCCCACAGAGTTACAGAATAATGTTATAAATACATATGAAAGTCAAAAACCAGCAATGAAAATGCGTGTATTGAATTATTTAATAAAGAAAAGATGTAATCATTTGATTGAAGTCGTGGAGGAATTTTATAATGGCTAAACCATTAATATCAGATATTTTAAAAGAAGTAAATAAAATTAGTACTCGAGACGAAAGAATTGCATATTTACAAGAGCATGATTGTACTGCTCTTAGAGATATATTAAGAATCGCTCTCGATGACGCTATTAAATTAGCATTACCTGATGGCGCACCGCCATACAAAGCATACAATTTAGAAGCTAAACAAGCAGATGAACCAAGACAACTTAGATTCGAATATCCTAAGTTTGGTAATTTTATTCCTGCTGTTACACCTAAATTAAATCAATTTAAAAGAGAACAACTCTTTGTAGAAATGCTACAAAGAATTCACCCTGATGAAGCAGAACTTTTGATCGCAGCTAAAGATAAAAATCTAAGTCTTAAATATGTGACTAAAGCTATTGTGAAATCTGCTTTTCCAGGATTAATAAAACAATAAGGAGGAAAACTAAATTTATATTATGGTAGTACAATTAACACAACTTATGGAGAATATATATGAGTTTACAACAATTGGAACGCCTAAAGAAAGACAAAAAAGAGGCATTATACTATCAGAAGAATTTAATCAAAAAGGGAAAAGAAGTATTGGCATATAAGATGGAGAAAAAAATAGCATATATTGACCAATACATTAATGACATGATTGAGATAAATCAAATAAATTAGTTTACATTATATAGAAAACGTGGTATAATATTATTATGAATGTATTTGTATTAGATGATGATCCAGTTGTAGCAGCCCAGCTACAATGCGACAAACATGTTGTAAAAATGATTGTTGAATCGGCACAAATGCTATCTACTATACATAGAATGTTGGATGGGACTAAAGAAAAAAGACCATCAAAATCAGGTAAAAGAATGGTAGATTATTATCGATTGAATGATGAAAGAGAAGATGTACTTTACAAAGCAGTACATTTTAAACATCCTTGTACAGTATGGACAGGAGAGAGTTGTTGCAATTATAGTTGGCACTATGAACATTTCATTGCTCTATGCGATGAGTATACATATCGCTATGAAAAAATTCATTCAACAGATACTAAGTTAAGAAACGTTCTTAAGCAATTACCTCAAAATATTAATAGATATGGAGGTATGACACCATTTAAACTAGCAATGAAATCAAATCCTGAGTGTGTTGTTCATGGATTAGGTGGAACAGATGCAGTTAAGTCATATCAAAACTTTTATCAAACAAAACAAAAAAGATTTAAAATGGAATGGACTAAAAGAGAAGTCCCGGAGTGGTTCAATGCCGTTATATGAATTTAGAAATAAAAATACTGGTGAGATAATTACTAAAATGGTAAAGATCGCCGATAGAGAACAATTTTTAAAAGATAACCCAGAACTAGAATCGATTATAAGCGCACCTACTATTGCAACCGAAGTTGGTGGTACACTTAAAAAAGCTGGCGATGGCTGGAAAGAAGTACAAAATAGAATTAAATCAGGTTTACCTCCAAGGCTAAAAGACAATATTAGAACAAAATGAAAATACTACTTGAATGGCCAAGATCATCAACATATGATAGAGAATCTTTTGTTGGTGGTGTAGAAAAATGGGTTTCTAATATATATGATTTACTTTTAGAATCTGAACATGATGTACATCTTTTAGTACCAAATGATACAATTTCTGCAGATCCTAATATTATTTTAAGTCCTTTATCTTCTAGACCTTATGATAAAGAGGGAAAGGGAGTTAGTTGGACATTTAATTTTAATAAATTTTATTCTTTTTTAGAAGAGAAATATGATGATTATGATGTAATATTACTTTCTTCGATGATGACAGCAGGTGTATTACGAAAAAAGTTTGAAGGATTATTGGATAAAATATTATATATGCAACACTATTATGAACTAACATCATCATCAATACCAACATATAGTGCTATATTTAATCAACTAGCAATTATACAAAAAGGAGGAAAAGTATTATCTCCAAACGATTGGGTAACAGATCAAACTATGAAAGCTTATAGAGTAAGAGAGCATGAACCATATATAAGAACACATAGAATCCACGATTGGGAAAGAGAAAAATGGGGAAATACGCTAGAAACTCAAGGATTTTATAATGGAAGTTTTGATATTATACATTATTTAGAAGATGCTCAAGATTTAAAACCAGTTGATGAAAAAAAAGTAGTTTTTGTTGGAAGACCAGTTAATGAAAAGGGTTTCGTACAAGCAATTAATGCTATGTTAATTTTAGATAAAGAAGGTTGGAATTGTCACGTATATACGAGGGATGAAAAACTAACTAAACAACAAACAATCACTGCTATGGAAATGATAAAAAAGTCGGGAATTAATCTACATATTAATACATTACATAAAGATATTATGAAATCATTATCAGATACTCACATATTATTGTGGCCCACTTTAAAAGAAACATTGGGTTTAGTTGGATATGAAGGAGTAATTCATGGTTGTAAGGTCATATATAAAATAGATCCACCAGATTGTTATCTAAAAGATTATGGATTTAAAAGAAAATGGATCGGAGCTAAAGGATTAGCAAAAACAGTTAAAGAAGTGGCCGATTTAGATTTTGATAGATATGCAGTATCAAATTATTTTAGAGAAAAATATACAAGAGATAAAGACATGCAAAGACTAAATGAGGTGTTAAAGCATTATGAATAAAAGACCTTCTAAATTACGCTTAGAACATTTAAAACAATTAGAACCATTAACTGATGCACAAAAAGAAGTATTTGAATATTTCGAAAAAGGTCGTCATTTATGTTTAGATGGTTCTGCTGGTACAGGTAAAACATTTATATCTCTATATTTAGCTATAGAAGCTGTTCTTAAAAAAGAATATAGTAAAGTTATAATTGTAAGATCTGCATTACCAACAAGAGATATGGGATTTCTTCCTGGAACATTAGAAGAAAAAGAAGAAGCTTATAAAACTCCATATAAGGCTATTATTAATGATCTATTTGAAGATCACGAAGCGTGGAGTAAATTGCTACAAGCAAAGCAAATAGAATTTTTAACTACATCTTTTATAAGAGGATTAACTATTAAAGATGCAATTGTAATAGTCGATGAATCGCAAAATTGTAATTATCACGAGCTTTGTTCAGTAATTACAAGATTGGGTGATAATTGCAGATTTATTACGTGCGGTGATTATTATCAATCAGATTTTACAAGATCTGGAGATAAAAATGGAATCAAAGAATTTATGATAATTGTTGATCATATGAAATATTTTGAACATGTTGAATTCGGCTGGAAAGATATTGTACGAAGCGATTTTGTAAGAGATTTTATTATGACAAGGGAATTATACGAAAATGGGAAACTTTAAACATGAACCAATTGATCTCGGTTATGATGACTTGGTGGCAACTAGTACTGACCGTGGCAGAGAATATGCCTGTCCTAATAATACTAGTTATCCTAGCATTACAACAGTTCTCGGAATTTTAAACGAAGAAGCTATACAAGCTTGGAGAGCAAGAGTTGGTGAAGAAGAAGCCAATAGAGTATCACAACGAGCTTCGACTCGTGGTACTGCGGTTCATGCTGTATTAGAAAGGTATGTCGATAATGAAGAAGATTATTATGAAGATGCTAACTTAATTGTGAAATCAAACTTCATGGAAGTAAAAGACATTATAGATAAAAACCTAACAAAGGTTTATGCGCAAGAAGCTCCACTTTATTCAGATCATTTAGGTGTGGCAGGTAGAGTTGATTGCGTAGGTGTATGGAATGGTAAAAATTCTATTATTGATTATAAAACTTCAGCGAAGTTAAAAAAGAAATCATATTGTGAAAACTATTTTATACAAGAAACTGCATACGCAATTATGTGGGAAGAAAGAACAGGTATGCCAATTACACAATTGGTTACTTTAATCGCGGGAGATGAAGGCGCACAAGTATTCATTGAACATCGCGATAATTGGAGCAAGAAGTTATTAGAAACAATTGCTGAATATAAAAGAAGAAAATTATTTGGGAGATAATATGTTAAGTGTAG